ATTGATTGTTGTTGACGGGAATCAAATACCGTGTATATTAAGGTATGACAAACACCACTACTTCCAATCCCAACTGCCTCTCTTCAGATCAAAGCTCGCGTATCAAAGCGGCTTCTGATAATGGCGGAATAATCACTGGCAATTTCACTGAGCTAACTTGCAACCAAATGGTTAACCTTGTTGAAAGAGGTTTCTTCCAACTCACAAAATACGATGTTGAAAATGCTGTCTACACACTGACCGACAGAGGTCAAGAAGCCGCCACTCTTATCGCCTAATCCAACCAAAGAAAACCGAACATTAAACCGTTCGGTTTTTTTATGTGTTTTCCAGTATGTTCAATTTTCGGGAGAGACAACCAAAGGCAAAAAAAATGGTAAACTCTTTTATGCTGTGGAAATAGCAAGAACTCGAGTTAGTGAGTGGGGCAAGAAAGCTAAGGTAATAGGATGGGGTAACCCGCAGTGGATCAGGGCCGAACTTATCAAATGAGTGCAGGAGGCAAAAGAAAAGGAGCAGGAAGGAAGCCGGTACTAGATCCTAGGCTTCCGCTTCCGTTTAGGCTGAAAGGCTCACTGGTCGCAAAAGCCAAACGGTTAGGCCGTGACAAAATGGAAGCGATGATTCTCGCAGCTAAAGAAGATAAAACATGAAAATACTAATATCACTAATAGAACGGCATCGCAACTGCTCACATATGATCCGGTTAAAGGGCCAAACAACTGTATAAGCTGGAGTCCAGATAAATAACCAAAAACCAAAAAACTGACATGAAATCAAAAAAAGGAAAAAAGCCGGAGAAAGGCCAAGGCTGGATCTTCACAAGAGAAAACGGAAATAAAACATGGCATGCTTCAGAGCTAGCAGCCCAGAACGAAGCGCGGAAATACCGAGCCGATAACCCTGAAGAAAGCATTCGCGGCACAATAACTGGGCCGCAAGGCCAATTGTTCAGGGGTTCGCTTGATTTTACATCGGCGGGACGGGGCGAAGGTTATCGCGTGGTTTGGAATTGACACTCCAAAAAATGCAATCATATTCCCCACAGGCAAGAACTGACATTCACTGCCTTTCAAATTTCCCTACCTTCACGGGTGGTGAATCAAGCCTAACAGGGATTTGTCAGTTCTCTCTGTTGGGCTTTTTTTTGGGTAATAATCGCTTGCATTGTCCCGAATTGTCCCGAATTGTCCCATCATAATGGCTTATACAAAACTATTCAATTCGATAATCACATCGACGATCTGGATGGAAGATGACCAGACGCGGATCGTGTGGATTACAATGTTGGCTCTAGCTGACAAAAACGGAGAGATTCAGGGTAGCGTTCCCGGTATAGCTCGAATGTCAGGTGTTCCGGTCGATTCTGCGAGGGATGCGATCACTAAATTCCTTAGTCCAGATCCTGATTCAAGGACGAAAGACGATGAGGGGCGGAGGCTGGAGGTGATTGAAGGCGGATGGTCTATGATCAATTACCAGAAGTATCGCGAAATGGCATCAAGGGAAGAAATGCGATCAGCCGAGGCAAAAAGAAAGGCCAGGTATCGCGCAAAGAAGAAAAGAAATGATCTCGAAATGTCCCAAGTTGTCCCGGACAAGTCACAAGATGTCCCAGAAACCATGCACAAGCAGAAGCAGAAGCAGAAGCATAAAGCAGAAGAAAAAGAAAAAAATAACTCTACTCCTTCAATTGATCGGCCAGAAGTACAGGACAAGGCAGTTGAAGTAGTAGAAGATATTCCTAAGTTTTCTTTAGAATATTATATCGAAATAGGTGCAGCAGTTGGAATCCCGGTAAACTTTTGCACAGCAGTCCACATCGATTTGTCTCAGAAAGGGTTCAAGGACGCCAAAGGCTCAGATATTACTTCTCCGGCGCTTCATCTGAAAGCAGTGTGGGACGGCACAAATAAGAAACAAACGGATTCTACTGCACAAAATGGAGCAAGACCAGCATGGCAAATCGATCAGGACATCGTCAGAACGAAGGAGGAAATCCAGAAATTGCAGAAAGATCAAGGAAACAAGAACATTTCGAACGGTCACATCCTCTCCAAAGACAAGCACAAGGCGCAATTCCTTCCAGCGTGGTTGGATCGTGTCCAGCGATGCTTCGATGAGGCGCGAACGGTTCTGCCTGCTGAGTTCAAAGAGTTCGAAGTGCGGATGACGGCGGAACGACAGGCGATCAGCCACAGTCCATCTGCTCTGGAAGCATTCGATAGTAAGGAATTCCAGTTGAATCAATTCGCGCAGGGATTCAAGGACGATGATGTTCCGGGTTTCGATCATTGGGACAAGACATTTAACAAAGCCAGGATGTGGCGCGATCCACAAGGTCTGACGGTCGAGGCAAGGACGGAACTGCGAATGCTAAAGGTGAACGTAGGGAAGCTGGAAGGTGAGAAGAAGGCAGCACTGCTAGGTGTTTAATAAGGAAAATATTATGATTAAGAAACTGACCGACAAACAATCACTCTGCCTTGGCTTCGTTCTGGAATACTTCGGCGCGAACGACAGGCTACCTGGTTCCCGGATCATCGCGGCACATTTCAAGTGGAGTCAGAGCAATGCTGTTAATTATTTGGCTATACTCGCGAAGAAGGGGTATCTTGAACTGGTCGAGAACGATGGTTCGGCTAACTTTTATCGGTTCGCGAAAGAGTGGAAGAGATACTGCGAGGAGCAGCAGAAAAGAGGAAAATAGAATGGCATTGAATCCAAAACAAGAAAAGTTCTGCCAGTTATGGGTAGAGTCAGGAAACGCTACTCAAAGCTATATGGAGGCTGCCGGGACAGGTGCTAGGGTCGCGGCAACATTAGGCTGGAGATGGTTGAGAAAAGCTGACATCCAGGATCGCATCGCAGAGATACAAGGTGAGGTGCGCGAGTTAGCCAGTTTGAATAAGGCTGAGATCGTCGATCTACTGGTCAGGTGCATAGAGACTCCAGCGAGCGAAGTCACAGGAGACAGTGATCTATGCGTCGGCATCGAGCCTGACAAGATCAAGATCATGGACAAGGCAGGCGCCATCAAAGAACTTAACCGAATGTGCGGTCACTATGCTCCAGATAAGGTCGAGGTATCTGCCGAGTCGGAGATGATAGCGATGATCAGGGGGATTACCGGGGCGAAGGATGAAGGATAGGGAATCATGAAAACTGAAGCAACAAGAGACAAGGAAGCAAAAGCACTAAGGCTCCGTAGGCATCGCGGACTTACATTTAAGAGAATAGGTGATGCAATGGGGGTATCAAAGCAGATGGCATACCGATATTGTAAAGATGCTGAAAATGAAGAGAAGCGGGAGGGTGCTTGGGATTCCGAGCTTAGTTATCGAACCTCAAATATCATTAATAATTTTGGGATTAATGATAAGGAAGAAGCAAGGGAGGCTCTGTTGAGCGGACGGTTAGGATTAAGGTGCAGGAACTACGGGGTGAAAACTCATAAAGAACTTTGTGAGTGGGCAGGAGTTCCCTTCAAATAAATGAGTAGCGATCTCGACAAACTCAAAGCCAAGCTAACCGACAAGGATTGGCGCATGGCTAATCTCTATCTGATTCTTGATGAGAGCGGCAATCAGATCCAGATAGTTCCGAGGGACGAACAGAAGCAATTCCTGAAGGATCGACACAAGCGGAACTTTGTTCCCAAGGCCCGGAAGCTAGGAATGTCAACGATCATCATTGTGAATAATCTGGACGAATGCTTGTTTAACAAAGATTTCTGCACGGGAATCATTGATCTGACGGCAACAGACGCATTCGCGAAGCTAGGGATAGCCAGGTTCTGCTGGGAACGTGGCCCGATCCATCATGACAAGAACATCGCAGCACTATGGCGAATCATTCACAAAGCGAATCCATTGCTCAAAGATTCCTCCGGGTGCATGGAATGGTCGAACGGATCGGAGATGTCAGCCGGGGTGAAGTATGTCGGTCGAACGTTGCAATCATTACATATTTCAGAATTCGGCCCTATCAGTGCCATTGCTCCTAGCAAGGCAACAGCAATCAAGCGGGGAGCATTCAACTGTGTGCCCCCGGACGGTATCATAGACATAGAGACAACCATGCAGGGTGGGCAGTATGGTGAATGCTACGAGTTGTTCAAGTCTGCTCTTGGCAGCATGGGCAAGGATCTGACGATATTGGATTGGAAGATGCATTTCTTCTCATGGGTCAACCATCCGAGCTACGAGATCCCCGGCGGACATGCTCAACTGGATCTAACCAAAGAGTATTTTGAAAAGCTGGAGAGGCTCAAGGGAGTGAAGGTACCGCAAGAACGTCAGGCATGGTACGAAAAGAAGAAGAAGGAGCAAGGCGAGGACATGTTCCAGCAGTTCCCCACGATAATCGAAGAGTGCGACATGCAGATCGTGCCAGGCCAGATTTATCGCGAGATGAAAACCGTTCGCGCACAGGGTCGAGTCCGAGAATTCAATCCAGAGAAGGGGTATCCGCGGTTTACCTGTTGGGATTTAGGATCGAGCGATAACATGGCAGGGTGGGAAGTTCAGCCAGCAGGCAAGGATCATAACTTCCTCGCGTGGTGTGCGGGTGAAGGCGCTGGTGCTGCCGGGGTAGCAGATGTCATCAGAGCATGGGAAGAGAAGCGAGGCCCACACGCTGGACATCTCGTTCCGCATGATGCGAAGATCACCGACAAGGGAAGCGGGAAGACTTACATCGACCAGATGGTCGAGTGTGGGATACCGCGATCAAAGATCATAGTGGTTCCGCGTATCCCGGACATGTGGGTCGGAGTCGCGGAGGTTCGCAGGGTATTACCTAATTCCTACTTCCACATCGAGACTGACGTTCAGATCGAGACTATCACAGGCGCGAAGCTTCCGTCGGGTGTTGGGCGAATTGAGGGCTATCGAAAGAAGATCGATCACAGCACAGGGATAACGCGAGACTCTGACGTTCATGACATTTGCTCGCACACCGCAGATGCTGTTCGTACCTACGCTGAAGCGTTGAGTCGGGATCTGGTGAAGGCGAATGTCGTTCGTAGCGGAAACGATGGAGTCGTAGTGATGACAGGGTATCGAGGCAAATGACGCCATACCAACAGGCGAAGCAAGTCTACGAGCAGGAACCATGCGCGAGGAGGTTTGAAGAGGATCTACTACTTCATCTCGATGGTGGTCACGTTTTCTCTTCGCCTTCAGCATTTGTGATGTTCCGGGGTGTTTGGTCGGGCGCAGATCCAGAGCATATCTGCAATCCAGCTATCCATTTTCCCCAGACAAAGATTGACTGCTGGCACGTATATCTGGCAGCGGGGAACTTTGAATGGGACGATAGATGGTTCCCATGTGACCTACGGTATTTTTCGTTTGAGAGAAAAAATCGCTTGCGTTTTCGTTCATTTCATAAAATGAAAGATAGGATATGTCACTCCATGAATTCGACGGTCCACACTTCGACGCAGACTTAATCGGTCCAGATGGACGGTTATCCCGGTTCTGCAAAGGAGGTCAGCATCGTGCCAATGCGATGGCACATCAGGCGGCAAGGGATAATAAGAAAGTCTACAGGCAGCAGAAGAAGTTCGCGCGCAAACAGGCAAGTGAGCAGAGAGTTGTTCAGGCACAGGAGAACGAATTCCGCCAACGTGAGCTGGATCAAAACGAGGAAATGATAAATCGTTCTGGTCAATCTCCTGCTACGCAATACATCAAGGACGGCATAAACAAGAAGCGTAGCGGATACGGGATCTCTTCGACAAGAGGCGCGAATGCTTTTGGACTCGGCGGCACAGGTAGCGGATCACTTGGGTAATGCTGAACGCGAAACTACTACTGAAACGTTACGAGAAGTCTAAGACGAATCGTGACTGCTTACATTCCATTTGGCGGGAGACTGCGGACTATGTTCGTCCAGTTAAACAGGATATTGGAATTGAAGAGAACAGTCAGGACGGGACTCCCAACCAGACCAGGCTCGCTGCCATCTTCGATACCACTGCAATCGATGCGAACAGAACATACGCGGCTGGGTGCATGAGTTGGATGACTCCGAGTGAGACGAACTGGTTTGCCTTCGATCCTCCAAATTATTTAGAAGAGGACGATGTAGTCAAAAGTTGGTATTCGACATGCACAGACATTTCTCGCCAAGTAATGGCAGGATCAAACTTTTACTCCCACATCCATGAGTGCTACCTGGACGATGGAGCATTCGGAACGTGCGGACTACTTACCGAGGAAGATTCTAAATACGGTTTACGATTTGAATCTCTACAGATTGGTCAGTATTCGATACTCGAAAATGATAGGCGACAGGTTGATACCTTGTTCCGTGATCTTAGGCTGACTCCGAGGCAAGCGGCACAGAAGTTTGGCGAAGAGAATCTCCACGTAGACGAACGGAAATTGCTAAACGAAAACAACAAGGACTGTGATCGGTTGGGTCAATACGTTCACATGATCATGCCAAGGGAAGATTCCGAAAGGACTCCGGGCATGATTGACGGCGCTAACATGCCATGGGCATCTATCTACATCGACAAGAAGCGGCAACACATCGTTCGCGAATCAGGCTCATGGGAGAATCCTGCTGCCGTTCATCGTCACTTACTCTGGAGCAATCTCGAATACGGATTCTCTCCGGGGATGCAGGCGCTGCCAGATTGTAGGCAATTGAATCACATGCAAAGCTATCTCGACACATTGGTCGAGAAGCAGGTATCACCGCCAGTTCTGCTTCCATCGGATTTTGAAGGCAAGGTCGATCTACGTGCGGGTGGGCATACGTTCTTCAAGGACGGGCAGAACATGCCACAGCATTGGCAAACCCCGGGGAGCTACAACATCGGTGAAGATCGGACGCTATTCAGGTCACGCCAGATCAATCGTGCGTTCCACGTTCAATTATTTCAGGCTCTAGGTGAGGTTCCAGTCGGCAAAGAGATGACTGCTGCCGAGATCCACATGCGCCAGAGGGACAGACTTACTCTGTTCTCTCCCACATTCGCTCGCAAAAATACCGAGTTAAACACTCCGGTCATGCGTCGTGTGTTTTCAATACTTCTCAGGGCTGGAGCATTTCCAAAGCCTCCACCTAATCTCGTTCAACAGAACCAGGACGGCTTCGCATTTCTACCAGATCCTGAGATCACTTATACATCGAGGCTCGCGCTACAGATGCGAGCAATCCACAACGAAGGGTTCGAGCGATCAATGCAGATGGCAGGTCCACTCTTCGAAGTGAATCCTGAAGTAGCAGACAACATCGATTTCGACAATGTGTTCCGCAAACTTTACCGAAACGAAGGTGCGCCAGAGGGCGGACTAAGACCAGAGAGGGAAGTTCAGGAACTAAGAATGGCAAGAGCAGAGCAGCAGCAGCAGATGCAGAAGCAGGAAGCAGCAGCAGCAGATGCAGACTCACTCGCTAAACTCGGCCAGGCAGGACTCGTATCAACATAGGGAAATGACAACAGGACAGAAACTATTTGATCCTACGCTTCGTGCGGAAGGTGAAACTGACGATCAGGTGAAGTCGCGTATCGAGCGCAACAAGCAGATATTCAGGAATGCCCTGGATACATCGAGCGGGAGAGAATTCCTCAAGCTGATTGCGACAGTCAGTCCACCAATCGGTCCTAGATTTACAGGAAATTTTAATGCCATCGAAGCAGCAATCAATGATGGCGAGAAGAATTTTATCGCCTTGATGGTGATGAATGGAACCGATGAAGTGATCTAAAACAAAAAAATATGACTGAAGGAATTACACTAAACGAGGGAGGCACAGCTATCCCGGTTGAAGAATATACATCAACCACAGACGAATGTGATGTGGGTGTTGGCGAGATGGTCGTTGATGAGCAGGTAGAGCCTGATCCGGTATCTGCTGACGAGCCAGCGGTCGCAGTAACCTATTCCACGTTCAACGAGGATGCTCCTGATCGCCCGGACGAAGATACCGACAAGGCATTGGATCAAGTTCTACGTTCTGCCCATCTTAGGATGGGGGACAAAGATCCTGAAGTGATCGCATGGTGCAGAGACAACCTCTCTCCTGAAGATTTCGCAGACAGATACGCTCACCGCAACATTTCATAACCATGCCAGAAGAAACCATCTCAACAGAGTCGGTCGAATCAACAGAGTCTACGGAATCAACCGAGACTTCCGGGTTCGAGGAATCAACAGAAACTCCATCAGGCATCTTTGAAGAGGGCGGCATGAACTTCGTTCCAAACTGGACGGATCAACTTGTCGGTGACGAATACGATGAATCTCGTTCGACGCTCGCTAATTACAAGGATTTCGGTTCTCTAGCTAAATCGTTCGTCACTAATAAACGAGCGGCGACAGCGCGAACGGATGGCATGGTCAGGGTTCCTACGGCGGAATCATCTCCTGAAGAGATAGCGGCATACCGCACAGCAACAGGTGTTCCTGATACTGCTGACGGTTACGAGATCACTCCGCCAGAAGGATTGCCAGAGGGCATGGAATTCAACCAGGAACAGATGGCTCCATTCAGGGAATTTGCTCTGGAGCATGGTCTGTCGAATGATCTAGCCAGCAAGCTCGTTCAGTTTCAGGCGAATGATCTCATGACCGAGGCGGCACGATTTCAGCAGGAACAGAAGGAAGTGCAGGAAGCTGACGAGAAGGCGCTACAGCAGGAATGGGGCGGAAAGTGGGAGCAGAAGTCGATGAATGCTCGTCGTGCAGCTGCTACATTCGGACTCGGCGCTGATCATCCAGCTATGCAGAGTCCAGACATCCGTAGGGCAATGGCAAAGGTGGCAGAGTCTATCTCCGAGGATTCTCTCGTATCGGGCGAGAAGATGTCAGGAACATTGTCTCCGGGGAATGAAGCAAAGGACATCATGAACAATCCTGATAATCCAATGAATGCTGCATTTCACGATACAAACCATCCAAACCATGAGACTGCTTACAACGTGTACATGCAGAGAATGGAGGAGCAAACCAAGCGTGAAGGATACGAATAAACGAATTTGAATCGTAGTGGGTTCATTAGAGTCTGTCGTTGGGTCTTGTAGTTTCTTCCCGGCGACAGATTTTTTCGTTTGCTTTTTCGTTCATTTCATAAAAGAGATATAATTGTTCTCATGACGGCCCCATTTTAAATGGCATTCCCTGACGAGGCTCGCTACTCATTGCAAGCCCTTCACAGGATTCCTCGCAAGGCGAAGTTCAAGTAACTTCAAACCTTAAATATTAAAATAAAATGGCATTAAGCATCGCGACGGAAATTCCCGAGCATTACAAACGGGCGTTCTCTGACAGCATGAACCACACGGTTCAGCAGGAGAAGCGCAAACTAGGTGACAAGATCACCGTCAAAGATTTCAACGGAAAGGAAAAGGTCTGGACTGATTTGGAGGAACTTGCTTTCGTTCAACGTGGAAGATTGCAGAATTCGACACCAACCGAAGTGCAAGCGCACAAGCGGAAGATGACGAAAACCGAATTCAAATGTCAGGTGATCTTTGATCGCGCAGACAATGACTTCCTCGCAGAACTTGGGCGACCAGATTCTGAGGTTAAGCAGGCAATGATGTTTGCATGGAACCGACAGATTGATCAGGACACAGCAATTGCTGCGACTGCCACAGTCTACGGAGGTGTTGAGCCTTATACTACGGCGATTGATTTGCCGAGTACGCAGGCTGTCGCAGTCAACTACGTGAAAACTGGCGGGACTCCTGCCAATTCAGGTCTGACTCCACAGAAGATCATTCGTGCTGCTGCCATCTTGGAAGAGAACGAGATTGATCTCATGGAACGTGAGTGCTGCATCGCAATCAATCCGAAGGCAAAGCAGGATCTCATGAGCTACGTCGAGACTTCTCCGAATGAAGTTTGGGCAAACATGATCACTGCTTGGTTGGAAGGCAAGGACAAGAAGCTGTTTGGCTTTTATCCCGTGCTGACCAATAACCTGGTCACTGATACATCAACTGACATCGATACCGTTATTGCCTATGAAAAGGCTCGCGGAATCTGGATGGCATCTGACAAACTGGAATGCAAAATGGACGTTCGTGCTGATCTCGATCACGCGGTTCAAATTTCCGCATATGGTCAGGCAGCATTCATGCGAAGGTATGAGAAAACTGTTGTTGAAATCGCTTGTGATCGCACACCTTAATCCGTGTTAACCAAATCAAAATAAGGAAAATATAATATGGCTAATTTCGATTCCACATTACAAACGGCGCAAGCAAACTCGCTCATTACGAGAAATGCTGCTCCTTCACACCGTCCACTCCAGCAGAAGCTGAACATCGCTCGTTTCGAGTATGTGTTCATCGGAACTGAAGTGACTACGGACACAATAACTCTCGGAAGTCTCGGTGTCCAGAGTGCTAAGGTTATCCCGGAACTGTCACGGCTTCGTGATACCGGGGGCGCAGAGGATCTGGATGTTTCGATGAAACTCAGTGCCGTCATTGACGGTACTGCAACTGATCTGTCTGGTGTTGTCGCGTTTGACAATGCCTCAATCGTGTTCACTGAGATTGCTGCGGCAGACTTGGTGACTCTCGATCAGGACGATCCTATCACTCTGACCATCAGTGACGGCGCAATCGGTGCTGTTACTGCGGGTGAGACTCTCGTTGCCGAGATCGCATACATCTCGGAAACTATTCAATAATTCCCATCGGAGTGCCTCGTTCTTGGCTTTAGTCGGGAGCGGGGCATTTTCTTTTTAAAAAATGGCATCAGAAACAGCAATCGCGAATCAGGCTCTATCCCGGTTGGGCGAGACTGGCATATCGTCATTTGACGCGAACACTCCAAATGCAATCACGGTTCGGCTGCACTACGATACGGTTCGCGATTCTCTGCTTCGCGCACATCCTTGGAACTTCGCCACAGGTCGAGCAGAACTTACACAATTGGCGACTACTCCTGACTTCGGTTGGGCTTATCAATACCAGCTACCTTCGGATTGGCTGAGACTTTCTACGCTAAACGGAACCGAGGCTAAACTGGCAGAGGTTCTCTACACGATTGAGGGCGAGAAACTGCTGACCGACACAAGCGAGGCGAAGGTCACATACGTAAAACGAGTCACAGATACCACTCTTTTCGATGCCTTATTCGTCGATGTTCTCATTCTCCGGTTAGCTGCGGCGATAGCAATCGATGTCACGCAATCAAAGACGAAGCGTGATGAGATGCTTGCCGGGGCGGAACGAATGCTCAATGAGGGCAGGTTCGTAGACGCAAACGAGACAGATACTAGGACTCTCTCTCCACTCGACGGATCACAGGGTATAGCGGCAAGAGGCGCATACGGACTCATGACTGCTCTTGGTGGTCAAGGGTTATACGGACCAACAATTGACGATCTCACGGCTAAGGCAGGCGCAGACGGCTCAAACGGATGGACTCCTGCATATGCCATTGTCGATTCAGGAAGTAGGATTGTCATCGAAATTACAGGCTGGACAGGCGGAACTGGTGACGAACCATCAGCAGGATACATCGGGCCTATTGGTCTGGTTGGGACTACTGCCGCTGCCGTTGACATTAGCGGGGGAGGAGGTGGCGGAGGATCTGGCGATGTGGTCGGGCCTGCATCGTCCACAGACGGAGATTTTGCAGAGTTTGATTCAACCACAGGAAAATTACTCAAGGTCGGTGGAGGATCAAAAGCCTCTGACTTTGCTACGGCGGCACAGGGAACATTGGCAGATTCCGCGATTCAGACTGCTGACATAGATACTCTTGCAGAGGTAAACGCGATCATTACTGACGCAACTCTGGTTGATACCGGGGACTCTCGTTTTAGCGATTCGCGCGCGCCAACTAATCATGCCAGTGACCATACTGATGGAACGGATGACATCCAGGATGCTACGGCATCGGTGAAGGGATTAGCGACGGCAACTCAGATAACGAAGCTGGACGGAATCGAGGTATCTGCTGATGTGACAGACGCAACGAATGTCGCATCTGCATTGACTCTTACCGGAGATGTAACGTCGAGCGCAAGCATGGCAACTACAATCGCTGCCGGAGCAGTTGACATTGCTATGCTCTCCGCTTCAGGAACGGCAGATGGTACAACAGTTTTACATGGCGACAATACTTGGGCAACTCCTTCTGGATCGGGCGATGCTCTCGTAGCAAATCCGCTTTCACAGTTTGCGGCAACTACGTCACTGCAGTTAAAAGGCGTTCTTTCAGACGAAACAGGGAGCGGCGCGGTAGTCTTTGGAACATCTCCAACGCTAGTCACTCCTGCTCTTGGTACTCCATCGGCATTGGTCGGAACGAATATCACAGGAACTGCGGCAGGATTAACTGCTGGAGCGGCAACAGGTCAAAGCGGAACAAATACCGGGGATGAGCCAGTAGCATCGGCTACTGTCAGTGGAACGGTTGAACTTGCTACGATTGCGGAGGTTGATACCGGAACGGATACCGTACGTGCAATCACTCCTGCTGGACTCGCAGGGTCTGCTCTACAGGCGAAGCTCGACTTGATCGAGGATGTCGCTACGGCGGATCTGACAGGTCCAGAGATCAAGACTCTTTACGAATTGGAGTCAGATACAAATGCTTTCGACGATGCTGCTGTGGCTAAACTCGGTGGAGTGGAAGCATTGGCTGATGTGACAGACGCCACAAACGTAGGATCAGCATTAACATTGACGGGAGATGTCACATCATCGGGAAGCATGGCAACGACCATCGCGGTAGATGCGGTGGACATCGCAATGTTGTCGGCAACAGGAACTGCGTCAGGGTCCAACTTCCTCCGGGGTGACAATACGTGGGCTGCACCAGCAGGTGGAGGCGATGTCATAGGTCCAGCAAGCGCAGTGGATGACAGAATAGTTACATTCAACGGAACATCAGGAACATCTATTCAGGACGGCGGAATATTGGTCAGTGGACTCGCTACTTCGGCACAGGGAACGGCAGCAGATGCCGCACTACCAAAGGCAGGCGGACAAATCTCAGGGAACATCACATGCTTATCTACGCAGACTGTTGACGGTAGGGATCTCAGCGTTGATGGTTCAAAGCTCGACGCAATAGAAGCAAGTGCAGATGTCACTGATGCGACGAACGTAGGTTCTGCTCTAACTCTGACAGGAGATGTTACCAGTAGCGGCAGTATGGCGACAACGATTGCTGCCGGAGCAGTTGACATCGCTATGCTATCGGCTTCAGGAACGGCTGATGGAACTACTGTCCTTCACGGTGACAATACATGGGCGGTTCCGGGCGGGGGTGGAGATGCTCTCGTAGCAAATCCGCTGTCTCAGTTTTCGGCAACATCGAGTTCACAATTGGCAGGTGTTTTAAGTGATGAAACAGGGTCCGGAGCGGCAGTTTTTTCCACCAGTCCGACATTGGTGAGTCCTATTCTGGGAACACCAACGAGCGGGGTAGCGACTAATCTGACAGGAACAGCAGCAGGATTGACGGCTGGAAACACTACTACGAATGCCAATCTAACAGGGCATGTCACATCATCAGGCAATGCTGCTGTATTGGGTAGCTTTACTGCGGCTCAACTCAGTGCCGCAATATCAGACGAAACTCTTTCAGGAAGTAACACAGGGGATCAAACATCTGTTTCTGGTAACGCAGGGACAGTGACAAATGGTGTCTACACAACAGATAATATTTCAGCCTTATCTGCTACCACTTCGGCTCAACTGGCAGGAGTCCTTAGCGACGAGACGGGAACGGATAAGGTGGTGTTTTCCACAAGTCCGACGCTTGTAACTCCCATTTTAGGAACACCGACTAGCGGGGTGCTGACTAACGCTACGGGTTATCATGGAGACTCATCATTGGTTACTTCGGGCGCATTGAACTCAGGTTCTATCACTTCAGGGTTTGGGGCTATAGACAATGGTGCTTCACCAATCACAACAACTGGTTCCATCACAGGAGCGGGAACAGGACTGACCGACATTGATTTAACTACAGCAGTGACGGGTGTGCTTCCTGTAGCAAATTTTACAACAGGAACACCAACAGGGTCGAAGTTCGTAAGAGATGACGGCTCGTTGCAATCTATTCCGGGTGGTGGAGATGCGCTTGTGTCAAATCCACTGAGCCAGTTTGCAGCTACCACATCAGCACAGTTAGCGGGAGTCTTGAGCGATGAAACCGGATCTGGGGCAGCGGTCTTTGGAACATCTCCAACGCTAGTAACTCCAGCATTAGGAACACCATCTGCTCTAGTGGGAACAAATATCACAGGAACGGCGGCAGGTCTGACTGTCGGCGCAACTACGGGCGTTGAAGCGGGTGCAGATGTCACTGATGCGACGAATGTCAATGCTGCCGGGGCAACGATGAATACAGACTCCACGATGGTAGGCAATACATACTTTCTGGATGAGGACGATATGTCTTCTGATTCGGCAACGAAGGTCGCATCACAACAGTCAATTAAGGCATATGTAGACACAGGATCTCCGGCAGGGATGATAGCACCATACGCAGGATCATCTGCACCTGGTGGGTGGTTAATTGCCAACGGCGCAACAGTTTCGAGAACGACATACGCTGCGTTATATGCTGTGACGGGTGATACTTACGGGAACGGTGATGGGTCAACTACGTTTGAACTTCCTGACATTGAAGGGCGGGTTATAGCGGGTCTTGAGGCAACGGCAACAAGGCTAACGACAGGCGGAAGTGCTACTGACGGCGGCACACTCGGGGCTACAGGTGGCGCACAGGATCATACTTTAGTAGAAGCGGAAATGCCAGCGCATAACCACTCATATACATTGAAGAATAATATTGCAAATAGATCTAATGGTGCAGGGAATACGGCGTCAAATACCTCGACACAACCAAACACAGGATCAGCCGGAGGTGACGGAGCACACTTTAATGTTCAGCCAACTATAATTCTTAATTACATAATTAAGACTTGATCTAATGGCAGCACACGTAATTAGATCCAATTTCAATAGTGGTGAGATTTCGCCATTGATGGATGGTCGAATAGATGCAGAAAAATATCCATTCTCTTGTCGCAAACTTGAAAACTTCATACCGCGAGTCTACGGCGGAGCATTTAGACGGCCCGGAACGGTTTACGTAGGCTCTGTCGGTGACAGTGCAAACGAGGTCATGCTGGTTGCGTTCAACGTGTCAGCTACTGTTCGATACATCATTGAGCTTGGCGAGGGATACGCGAGGATTTGGAACCAGGCAGGGACTCCTTTTCTGGATGCTCTGAATTTTCCATATAGCAATGTGCTGGAATTAACTACTCCTTACTCTGCTGCGGATCTGTTCGAGGTGAAGTTCGTCCAGCTGAATAATGTCTGCTTTTTCACTCATCCAGATTATCCAGCGCAGAAGCTGACGAGAACATTCGACGCATCGTTCGCGGCATTCGGTTTCGATTGGTCGGCAATCACATGGGACTATCCATGCTTCCGCGATGAGAACCAGACGGCGACAACAGCTACTCCTGCGGCGACTACGGGAACCACGGTGATCAACTTTTCGACGAACGTTTTCAATGAGACTACAGACTACTCACAATACGTCGGCGCCCGGATACAGGTCACTCATCGAAGAGAGGCATCCTTTGTCGATCTGGCGCTGACATCTACTGCTGATAGTTCGGCGCTATCTGTCCTAGGAGATTTCACAGTGTATACCTATGGCACATGGGACGGGGATCTAACTCTTCAGAGAATGGATGCGGCAGGGAATTGGGAGGACATTAGGACATTCACATCGTCTGAAGATCGCAATATCGAGTTTGATTCATTTCACTTAGGAACGGCGGATCTCAGATTAAGCTACACTGCAACATCGGCGGGAACGGGTGCGCCAAGGGCAACTATCGAGGTAGCGGATTCCCGGTTGGCAGGATATGCTACCATTGTCGCAGTCAGATATGTTTCATCTCTTCCAGAGGTCGATGTCACAGTCGATGAGGATTTCGATGCGACAACAGCAACAACAGATTGGGCAATCGAGGCCTGGTCATTGTATTCTGGCTATCCAAGGGCAGTAACATTCCATGAGCAGAGGCTATGGTTCGGCGGCACAGCATTGGAGCCTAATACTTTTTGGGGTTCAGCGACAAATGACTTCTTTAACTTTCGCCGGGGAACATTCGATGCGGATTCGTTCGCGTTCACTCTAGCGGCGCAGGAAGGTAGCTCGATACAGTCAATGATTTCCCATGAGTCGTTGGTTCTATTCACTCAGACCGAGGAATGGACGGCAACG